TACCTGTACAGTCTCTTCATTTTCTCCTAAAATTTCGATTCTGTTGACGTTTTGTGTATTTGATAATATTTCTTCTACTTCTTTTAAAGTTTTTCCATTAGGAAGGAAGCTTAATACAAGCATTCCTTCTGTAAATGGATTCACGCCATTTACGGTTAATTCAAATTTTTCTGTTCCGATTTTTACTTTTTCCATATTTCTATCCATTCCTTTTTATATTTCAATTTCTCCAAAGCAAATATATTCCACGCTGTTTCCGTATGCGGCGCTAAATAAATACATTCCTTTGTTTGCTGATAATGTAGCGTAGCCATGACCTACAATAGTTCCGGAAACCTGCATAATGCATGTAATTCTTTGATCATAAGCAGGCGTAAAAGGGAGTCCGGCAATTTCCAAATTTCCAGTGTGCGCTTCGTTATTTCCATTGGATGTTTTTTTTACTTCTATTCGCATTTGTTTTTGTGTAATTTTTCTGTATTTTACGATCCATCCATTATTGGAATACGACTTCCATTCAGTATCTCCCTTCAATTGATTTTTTAATTCCGTGATTGTTTGTTGCATATAATAGACTAAAGCACTTGTAGGCACTTTATTTACATCATTTACATGCTGATTTGACATCATTGTTTTTGTTACAGAGTTTTTTTCTGTGTGCACAGTTTGCCACCCCATCCATTCATCGGCATTATACAGATTTAAATACTGTTTTCCTGCGCTCGGGTAAAATTCTGTTACTTTAACGAATACACATGCAGAATTTCTCCAGTACACGTCTCGAACCCCGATTATCGTAGCTTTCCCTTGTTCCATTCCTGGAGGGATGTTCTCCCACGATGAAATTTCAGACTGTTTGATAGAGAAATACGCCCGCTCATTTCTTGAAGAAATTTTTTTTGTTAAGTCTACCATTAAAAAATCTTTATTAAAATTATTTCCAACTATATCATCAGCGTTTAAAATATACTTCCCTAGTCTATCGTCACTTTTAACAACCCATTCTCCCCATTTGCCGTTATTGTACAAATTAATGTATTGTTTTCCATAATCTGGAAACAGTTCTGTAACTTTTACCATTACATGGACTGTATTTCTCCAAAACACTTCTCGGACTCCCATTACTACATTACCGCGCATAAATCCACCTGGGAGGTTTTTCCAAGTTGTAACATTTTCGTTTGTAACAGAAAAATATGCTCTTTTGTTTTTTTCTGATAGTTCATTTTCTGTATCTATCATCAATAAATCTTTCCCGAAAGAAGTTCCGAATTTATCTTGCGCTGATAATATATGCCCCTCCTTTGTAATCATAAGTTCTTTGTATTTTTCAAGTTCGGCTAATAGTTTTATCAACGCATCGTAATCATCTGATGATGTAATGTCTGATTCGGCAATTCTGTTCTTTTTTACTTTAATTCTAAAGTCAAATGACGTAATTACTTTTTCCTCATCCATTAAATGCAGTTGACAAATCGTCGTTCCTTCTTCTGCTATCATTTGCTTTTTGAGTTCAAATGTGATACAACTTTCATTTATAATTTTCCCTTCAGTGTATGTTTCTTTTCCGCTTGGTTTTATGCAATAAACACGCGCTGTTTTTGCACCTGCTGTAATTCCGGACATAAAACATTTTACTGTGCGTCCAGTATCATATTGTACCGCTTCCAATATCGGTACAATCCCCTGCCTCCTTAAATCTACCTCTAAAAATGTTGTTGTTTCCATCTTTCTTATTCTCCCTTCGTTTATCCCGGAATCCACCTCAGTAAGATCGCTCCTCCAATCTCCCCGCCGCCTCCGCCACTGGTTCCTCCCGGATAGCGGAGAACTCGATCCCACGGATAGTTGTAGTAAGAGGTAACTCCAATCTCTTGGCCGGTCTGATCTCCGGTCTGCCCTCCTACGATTCCGCCAAACTCGTTTTGGCTTGCCTGGACAACTTGTCCATTTCCGATATGCATAGCGGTATGATTTTGGATGTTTAACAAAACATCTCCCTTTATCATTCCTCCGCCACCTTGTATATCTACGCTTGACGTGACATCTGTAAAGCCACATGCGATAAATACATCGTACATATTACCCGTATAACTCGCTCCTCCGCTTTTTACTGGCACTCCTGCATTTTCCCATGCTTGGATCAACAGCGAAGAACAGTCATAATCAGGTCCCCACCGATTCCCTTGATCGTATCCGTGGCTATCATCATTCGCAATCTGCAATGCCCATTCGACTGCTGCATTGATTTTCTCTGCCCCTCCTGAATACTGCGATAAATAATCATACCAGTATCGAGCCTGCTGTCTTCGTTCTTGCTCTACCTCTACGCCTGCACGCTCAAAATTTTTGAGAAATGCAGATGCAAGATATTCCGGGGATTCGCCGCTTACTTTAAACTGGTCAAATGATAAGGGATATGCCCCAGTCGGAATCCACTGTCCAGCCGGAACTGTCACTGAATCAATCCAGGTGAGCTGCCCGTTTGGATCTGTGATCCCATATCCATTCGCCCCTGCCCAGTTGGTATAATTTGTTGCTGGTGTCCATTGCACCAAGCCAAAACCTCCAGCATAATTTCCCTCTTGGAGGCTCTGCCAGATCCCTGGATTGATATTTGACTCGCTTTGCATGTTTCCGCATAGTCCCGCGATCGCATTTAGGCTCCAGCCTCTCGCTTCTAAAAAGGCGAGCACCTCTTGAGCGTTTCCCTGCATTTGCGGCATCTGTAAGTAAAAATTACCGATTGTCCATGCCCTTAAAATGCACCTTCTTTCGTTGTTCCTCCAACAAGGATTCCGTTTACAAATCTCAAGTTTGTACCGTTGGAAAATTGTGCAGTTCCGGTTTGTCCCTGACGTCCTTTTGCAAATAATTCTTCTGCATCCAAAGTGATTTTCTTAGCCCCGATGGTCATTAACGTTTTACTCTTTGTTATATCGGTTTCTGTTTCTCCGCTTCTGATCGCAATTCCTCCCGGATTTTCCGGATCAATCGTATCATACCTGATCGTAATAGTGTCCAAATCGTCTTGCTTGGAAAATCTCATTTTCCCATCATAAAGCACAATCCTTCTTCCGTTTTGGATCCTGGAATCACATACATATTCTCCTTTCGCATACACTCCATTTTTATCAAGGATTACAATCGTGTTACCCTGCTCATCTTTGACTATTGCAACTCCGTCTCCGTTTCCCTCGCCTCCCAGCGTCAGCTGTCCGCCTTTACAACGATCAAACAGCATTGTTCCTGCAACAATATAATCCGCAAAGAATCCTTTTCCGGTTCCAAACGTAGACCAATTCCAGCTTCCATCCGGATTTTTTGAATCTGCAATCATAAGTCCCATGCTTCCCCAGCACATCGCGCCGTAGGTTTCGCTGTCTGGATCAATGTCTTCTGCCAAAAATGCCTTTTTGGTCGTCTTATGCGCTTTGCTGCTTTGAATCTGCATTTGTGTCTTAACTCCGTCCAGTATGCCCTGCACTTGTTCTCCGACAACGCTGCCATTTGGCCTGATTGCACTCTCTACACGATTTGCCATGCTTGACACATCATCAAAATAGTCGTACTTAAAGTCTCCCAACTCTACATCTACTACTTTTTTTTGGATGGAATCATAAGTCAGCTTAATCACTCTTGCATCCGTTGTAACGTCCAACTTTTTATGTCTGCAATATACTGTATCTCCAATCTGCACCTCTTCCAAATCCTGCACGTCTTTGTACAGTTCTGTATCTTTCAGCAGCACGAGATCTATATCTAAGTTTATTTTTGGCTTATCTATCCCCAGTTCATATTGTTCTTTGCACTTTTCTGTCAATGCTTTTTTCAACTCTTCTTTGGTTTTGCAGACGATCACCCCATTCTTTTCATCATCCTCGGAAGCATCTTCTGCCATTTTTACATCCTCAAAACTCATTACTGCATAATGGATTGTCGGATATTTTTGGATCAGTGGAGAATCTATCCACGGCTCATTTCCCTCAATCATGTGTCCATTGTAGGCTTTCGGAATAATCCTTGTCACAACTTCTCTGATGTCCACATCTTCTTTCATTCCATCCTGCGCAATATTTTTCCCATATAAGATTTCCATTCCTCTGTTTTGTCCTACATGGTCATTTATTGTAATGGTGTAATTGTCAAAAAGAATCTCACCGCCCCAGCGATTTATAAAAGAGTTTTCGTCTTCCCCGTTAATCGCTTCGATGAGATTCTTCGTCATGTAATATGCTGTTGATAGATTTTTAATATTAGATTTCCCGGTATATTTTTTGTTTGGAGCTGTCATCAAATCCAATGCCTGCTGACCAGTTTTGTTTGTCGGCCGAATGTCCAACAAAAAGC